CGCAACTATTATTTTAAGTTTGCCTTCCGAGATTGTTAGTTTAATGTCGAAAGCTGCTGTTGTTTCTTCGCCTTTGCGTTCAAACGCGCCTCTTTCCGCTAAATACAAAGTTCTAATGGAGGAGGATAAATAACGCAACGCTTTATCCGTGACGCCAGTAATTTTCTCGCTCCAATCGTCGGGGAACAACTTTAGCACGTTGTCTACTAAAGTGTTTTTTCCAGCAGCACTAGCGCCCGTGACTTCTACGCTTTGTTTTGCCAATATCAAAATTGCGAGGCAAAGTTTGTTTTCATATTCCCGGACAATGTCTTTTAGCGCGTCAGTAATATAGGAAAGCAGTTTAGGGTCTTCCAGAAGTTTTTCTGCTTCGGCGCGCAGTTCCTGGGGCACTTCATATTTTGAAACGAATTTAAAGTTGTAAGGCTCTGTTTTTTTGTATGCTGATTTTACGCATTTTTCTATTTGACTTTCCGGCAGCGGCGGTTTATTTAGCTTATTCCATTTTAGAAGTTCTTTCAGCGCATCTTCTTCTTTAAAGTTTTTTACCCTGTACCATGTTGCTAATCGCACTGCGGCTTCATCTCTCGCGCCTTCCGAAACGCCTTTTTGTAAGACATTAACATTTACTTCGGTTGTTTCGCGAGTAAATTTAAATCCTCGCGCTGCGAGAAGCTCAAAAAAATCTTCTTTGAAATCACCGCTCCAGTTTTTTATTGGTGTTAACTGTTCTGCTGTGTAAATAGCTCCGCTCGGATGTAGTGATGGCGCAGCAACAACATACCCGCCCTGCGCTTTAACATCTATGCCTAACTCTCTAAGCGAAAAACCGCCGATGGGCCAGTCTGTTTTGAAATACAAATGTTTTCCTTTGCTCGTTTTCACAGTAAACGTGTTTTTGTCTATGTCTGAACCAAAAATTTTGTCGCAGATTTTTTCTCGGTCAAAATCAATAACTACAAGATTTTCGCTTGTTTTGCCACATATAATTCCAAGATTTATTATTTCCTCTTTGAGTTTTTGTTCAATTTTTTGTATTGGGTATTTTTCGTCAAAGAACCGCGAAAGTTCAAAACCTTTTTCGGGCGTTTTTGTGCGGTGAATTAGCGGTATAACGTTTAGGTTTTCTGTTTTGTAAAATTCGATTAATTGTAAGATGTTCATTTTTATCTACCTCTTTTGTTTAAACGCCGTATTTCCGCGCAAATTTCATCTAACCTTTTATAGGCCAGTTCCTCGTCAGCTCCTTTTTTTGCTAACAGATCAATGGCTTCTATTAATAACAATCGCTGTTTTTCTTTTATTATTAATGTCATCTGTTCTAGCAACTTTTTTAGCTTTGCGCCCGATAAATAGTAGCGATAAAGAGGTTTGCACTCTGGTCGTTTTTTGTATTCGACGCGCACCACATATCCATATTGAATAAAATTTCTTACTTTTTCCATAGCTTCTTTGTTAGTTGAGTATAATACCATGTGTGGGACATAATAATATCCTCTTGGAATTTTTGCGCGGCGAACTTTGATTATTGTTAAACTTCCGTCTGCGTCTAAATAACCTTCGAACCATCCTTTTTCATGTTCTGTAAGTCTTCGTATTGGTATTATTCTTCGACGGAACCATTTGAAAAGGTGCAAATCAGACAACTTCATTTTTTGTCCTCCGGCTTTTTTATATTGTAATTCGCGATAATTAGATTGCCAAAGTACGTGCGTTTTTTGCCTGTTTGTATATTTGCGCTGCTCCGCAACATCTCAACGCGGAACATCGGGAACTCTCGATAAAGTTCGCGAATAATCGGTCGGTCGTTGTATGTTAATAACCACTTTCCCTGTGTATTTTTAAGAATTTTTAATAACTCAAGATGGTCTTTTTCATATATGCGGAACCGGTAATAGTTTAAACCGAAGTACGGCGGATCCAAAAATAGCAACGTTTCCGGACTATCCCAAGTTTTTATACAATCGCGAAAATCAGTGCACTCAATATAAACATTTCGCAATCTTTCAGCAATAGCTTTTATTCCTTCAACGCTGCGTGCAAACTGCGCCGGAATATTGTCTGTTTTGCATTTGCGCCAGCTTTTTCCCGATCTGAAAACGCCCGAAAAAGAGGCGCGCAAAACAAAGTAAAATCGCGCAGCTGCTTCTACGGGGTTATCTTTTGGCAGTGGCGCCGTGCTCCACTCAATTTTTTCTGCGCGGCTATACAGTTGCATTTTTAACCTTTCAATTAGTTTTTCTGGTTGCTCGCGTGTAACCTTAAACAAATTAACCAAATCACCATCAATATCGTTGTAAACTTCAACTGGGCTCGGCTGTTTATTTAGCAAAAGATTTGCTGCGCCGCCGAAAACCTCAACGTAAGTTGTATGTTGCGGAATAAGCGCCAACAAAGTGTCAACTAAGCGGCTTTTCCCACCAATATAACTAAAAAAACACAATTTTCTTTTTTTATTTTCCATAGCCAAACCTCGCAAATCTACATTCTTTTTTGAATTGTTGCTCGCATTTTTTGCATTTCCACGGTTTTGGCGGTTTTATTCTTTCTGGTTTTTTGAAGTTTTCGAGAATTTGTAGCAGTTGCTGCTGTATTTCTTCATTGCGGTAAATAAGATAACAAAATTGCGGGTTTAAATTGTGATTATAAAATATTACTGCATGCGTGTTGCTCATTTTTGCGTTTAAATTTTGCGCTATTGGCTCCAAAATGAAATCATAGACTTGTACTTGAAAGCCGGCCATCCCTCTGAAAAACTTTTTTATTAGATATTCATTCGGTTTTTTGTCCGCTTTTGTTAAAACTTTCCGTTCAACTACAAATACCGTTTTGTCCGGCGATATTCGTATGCAATCTGGGTGCCCCGTAACTAATATTTCTTCGTTTTGTGCAGTAAATATTTTTCGCGTAAATCCATATTCGCCTTGAATATAAGTTTTTAGTTTTTCGTGAAATTCGAGCTCCCATGGATATAGATAATCTTCAATTTGTTGTATCGCTTCATGTCCGGTTTCGCCGAACGCTAAAAACTCTGTCATTGTGGTTTTTACGCCTGTACTTACGAGACGAGCTTTTTCACCGCAGTACCAAAATAAACCGCAGATGGATGCCCTTAGTCTTTCGCCTGTAATTGTGGGGCGCATTTTCTGCCGTTGTAAATATAAATTATATAGTTTGCGCCCCATTTGTTTTGTCACTTCTCCTTCTTAGTTTTTGTTTTTTCCGCCAGGTATCTTTTTACATCGTTCTCAAGCATAACTATATAGTCGTAGTAGTTTTTCTTGGGTACTTTGCCTAAATTCATGATGTACACGCGTTTGCCTGTCAGCGGTTTAAATTCCAACATTTTTTCTAGCAGCAGTTTATGCTTCATGATAATTGTCCACTCTTTGCCTGTTTTAACATCTTTGACATCTAACACTGGAAAATCGCCGTATTTTGTTTGTATTGTGCGTTCTTCTGCCGTGCATTCGACTAGTACCGGCTCTTGAATTCGCAGTTCTGCAAATTCTTTTTGTTTTGTTCTCCGCGCTATTTCCAGTAGCTGCTCTGCTGTTATTTCTGTTGCTGTTGCCAACCAATCTTTTGTTTTCCATTTTGGAATCCAAATTGCGCGCGGCGCTATATAGTTATACGCTTTTTCTGGTTTTTTCATATTTTTCCTCCTGTCAACCGTTAAATGGTGACTGTAACATTTTACTCTACCCATAAAACACTTAAATCACGATCATAAATAGTACCGCTATGCGAGACATTATATTGAATTTTGATAGTGTGAGTTCCAGCGGCTAAAGATACCAATCGATGAGTTTCTAAACAACCGTAACGGTTAACGTCAAGTAGTACTGCTCGCCATGAAAGACCGTCTTGGGTTCCATTTACGAGAATCCTACATTGAAGATTTTGTGCTGTAGCTCCATTATAAAATACAAAACCAGCATGTATTGAGACTTTTCTAGCTTCAGCGATCGTTCGAGAAACAGTTAAAAGATCAGTCCACGCGCCTATAACAGGAGTTAATGCTGCTGTGTCTAAGGAAATGTCAATTATAGCTTTTGCACTTGCATCATGGTCCGCTATACCATGTACTTTAGAGTGATGCTGATCTGTTAAAACACCTGTTAAACTTGCATGAGATTTTTCAGCAAGTGAAGCAAGGCGCGTGGCAGTTTCTCCTCGAACAATTTCTACCCAAGCTATTCCGGTGTCTCGGTATAAAATTTTGGTATCTGTTGCATAAGCTAACCTACCAGCTACACCGGCGGCGGGTTTGGCTGCATCGGTTCCGTACCAGATATCTGTCCATCTTAACGTCATTTTTATCCCTTTGTTGGATAAACTTTAAAGAAGTAACTTACTCCACCAATTTTTATTTCAACAATTTTGGGGGTGCCTGAAAGCGTAGCGTCAACATAATTTTTTGGGTCGTAAATAAATCCGCCATACATTTCTAAAACGCAGAAGTTCTCAGGGCCCATACATAAGACATTTCTTTCAACGCCGTCCGCCTGCTTCCATCGAAGCTTGGCGTTGTTTTTGAAGCATGCCCCTATTGCGTCAACATCCTCGAAGTAAACAGTTTTCTTAAAAATGGTGGGTAAGGGCGGACATGCGAAAATCTGGTGATATAGATCTATACTTAAATCATGCTTTGTTGCGAATGCATGAATTGTAGATCCAATTAGTTTTGTACCTCCTTCGTGGCTTGTTGGTGCTGTGCCTTGATATTTCACGCCGGTTTTGGCTAAATTAGCCGGGGCGTCGACGGTGCACTCTGCAATTGTTGTTTGGCTTGACGAGTCGATAACAACACCGTGCGAGCCTTCGCTTAAAAAGTATAATCCAGTTAATGTAACTTGCCACGAGCCGCCCATAATTTTGGCAACTTCATTGGCTGCTGCGCCCCACCAGATATTGCCGTTGTTAATTTCAATGCGTTTGCTATTGTTAATCAATAAAGCTCTTAATCCTGCGCCAGCGGGGATGCCAAATTCTGGATATCCCGCTGATGCTGCTGGAGCCGCCGAAACCATTACGCCGTTAAAAGTAAAATCTATGCAACTGTTTAATTCCAAGCCGTTTTGGTGCATACAGTCAAGCTGAATATTTACCATGTTAGAACCGCATACACTTTCGTCGATTTTGAGGCCGGAGCCGCCCGACTCCATAACTCGCCAGTTTACACCCCATATGCTATCTACTTTTCTAATGTAAACCGCATGTGACTCGCAACGCCCAATCTCAATGTTTTTTAAAAAGCTTAGTAAACCGTTTCCGGCCGTGACTTCACAGTTTATTCCTCTAAAACAATTGCCAAGACCCCATTCACCAATCACATCTATGAAAATGTTTTCAGCTCGTCTAAGTCCGCCGTTTATAATGTGTATTCCATGTCTGCAACTGCCAATTATAACATTTTCAAGATCTACTCCCCACGCGTTATCAATTAAAATGCCGTGTGCTGATGTGTTTGCTCGCCCGGGCCCTTTGATTGCTAAGTTTTTGACGTGGGAACCAAGATTAACGTTGCCTGTTGGCCTTTTAATTTCTATCAATGGAATGTTTGCAGTTGTTTTTAACCAACTCGCGCTGTAACAACCTTCAAGTGTTAAATATGGATGTTGCATCACAATTTTGGATATTATATTATACTCGCCCTCCTGCAAAAATATAATTCCGCCAGGGTTTCTTGGAAGTTTGTCGATAGCTTTATGAATGGCAAAGGGATCATATCCGTCTCTCCCTTCATTTTCGACAATTACGAGACCTGAAATTCCTAAATCTTTTTTTGTGTATGTGCTTTTACTGATTTTTTCATCGTAGCTGCCAGAAATTTTAGAAACAATTTTCCGTCGCTGGTTAATTTTTTTATCCAATATTGTCGATTGCCTCCCGGATATCTGTAAAAACTTTATCTGCTTTCATGTGACGCCACCACTTTTTTTCAGGTAACATAACTTTAACTGTGCAACGGATCCACTCTTCGCCTTCTTCGCCGCCGCCGTAAATCTGTATTTTTTTATCCATTACTGAATCACCACTGCATTTATTCCCTCTTGAATTGTACTAAAGTCTCGGGGCACGATAACTGTGGCGCCAGCATAGCGCGGAGCAGCAGTTGAAGCAAAAATGTAATCTATAATTTTAGGTTCATTGCTAAGTTTTAAAATTGTGTCCCATGTTACATCGCTAAGTACATGGCGAACTTCTAAAATGCGGTAAAAAGCATCCAGATTATCGTTTGGAATAACAACGCGCTGTCTGTCGCCGGGCGTAAACCGGTTGTCGCCATCAGTAGTCACCGTTAAACTTTCAATTTTTTCTTTCAGAAAATCAATTAAACTTTTAGCCTTCTTTTCACATTCATCGTTGCTCTGTAATTCATCATCAACTTGCGTTTCCGCTTTTCGGGTCCCATATTTACTGATACTTGCGGAGTTTTCTTCGGCGCCGCGGAAGCGGCCTTCTGCAAAATGTAAAGCGTCAAACCAACCTCCACTAGAAAGAATAGTGTCAGATGTAAAAATTTCTATTCCACAAACGTTAAGCCAGTCGGGCGAACCGACTTTTGTCCAAAAACCCTCCGCTTCAGCAGTTCTGCCTAAACTCCACGAGTAATAAGTCCAGTCATCGCCTAAAAAGTGGGCATGTTCAAAGTAATTGCTGGCGTCCGGCGCTAATAAGCGAATGATAACCTGATGTAAAGTGTTGTCTTTTCCCCAAAAATTAAGTTTGCCAAAACCACCTTTAAATTTGGTGTCGCAAACTATTGAAGAAAACATACGTCTTACTTGCGCCTTATAATTTGGATTATTTACCGTCCTCAACGCATAAGCGCCAACTTTCCTATCTGTTACAGCTACCCATTCTCCTTCTAGAACCGTCCACCCGGCAGTGCTTTCACACCAATCGTCTATTCCAACAGGAAACGTGCCGCCAAAACCGCCATAAACAACTATTTTATTTTTTATGCGATGGGCGTCTATTCGCCTGTCGTACTGTAATATTTTATTCGCTGTTAAATCTAGCGGACTTGTATATTTATTTCTCCTGAAAATATGTAAATTTCCAGCCGAATCAACGTAACCGTCAAATCCAACAACTCCCGCAGTTGTTGTTGCTTTTCGGCAAATCTCGTTTATAACATTGTACGGTAACACTTCGTCAAGCTCTAAGTCGTGTGTACTCGCAATTTCACTGTCAACGTCAACAAATTTATCGGTTAAAAGTGGGCACTCCGCGTCTATTGACTCTTTAATAATTATACGTCCATTTTTTGCTATATAAACTTTTCGTACGAGCGACACGGGCGAGTGTAGTTGCTGTCCCAAACCTAAACAATCAACATCAATCCAATAATTTTGTTGTCGCCCGCGATAAACATAATCGCTTATGATTCCGCCGAAAATTTTTTTAGCTGCTTCGCCTGCGCGATACAACCAAATTATTATTCTATCAAATTCAGTAATTTTACCTGTGTACTCAGCGTTATTGTTTGGCAAACTAAACTTGGCGCCTGAAACACCCATCTCCAAAAGCGGAAGTGTAATTTCCGCTGTTTCGGCAAGGTCGACAGTTGGCGTTAACATAGCGGATTTTGTTATAAAAACATAGTCGAAATCTGTAATTCCAAAAGTTTTCAATCTGATTTTGCTGTAAATTTTGGCTGCGGGCAATACTGCTTCAAAAATGCCTGTTGTTGATTGTTCCAACACAACAGCCCATGCCGCTCCATCCCACAACAAAACTTGCCAAGTCGCGTTGGTTGTTGGCGTCCGAATTTGAAGCCGGGTGTAAACGTTTGAGTCAAGATCCGCAAAAGTTTTTTCTATTTCGCAATGTAGTTGATCGCCCTTATTTAAATATGCGTACTCTCCATCCTGAATAAAACTGGAAGTGCCGCCGGTGATTTTTGTCCATGTTTTAATAAAGTTGTCATCTGCAAATCCCGGGCTGTGAAAAATTTCAACGCTTACGACTGGAACTTTAACTTCGCTCATGCCATCCCCATCCTTTTTAAACGGTCAACTAAAAATTCCATGTCTCCCCGATTACGAAAAACAGGATTTAAAATATTAATTGTAACGTTATGTGTTGCGCCTTCATGTTTTGCACCAGTTAAAATTTTCATTACATTTTCTGGAGGTATAACATATTCGCCAGCGTGAAGAAGATATGGACCTGTTTCATACACTAAACCGCCCGTTTTTTTAGTTGGAATCCTAGCTGCCAATGCTATACCTGCGGCAGCGGCAGCTGCAGCAGCTGCCAAAATAATCCATCCAACAGGACCAGTGAGCGCATGAACCACAGCAAGAGCGACAGCCTTAGCTTTTAACGCTATTATGTGTCCCCACTCGGCTACAGTTGTCAGTATTGTTGTGGTTTTTAAAATAGTTAATGCTTTGCTTATGCTATCAACCATTGTGATCGCTGTTGGAATAATTCCGATTGCCATTCTTACCATAGCTTCGTTAAGGTTCTCTTGTGCCATTTGCGCTCTGCTAGCCGCCACTTCAGCTCGCTCCTGTGCAATTCTCAAGTCGGCGGCGGCGGCGCGGGCTTCAGCGCTATGAACTCCATATTTTTGAACTTGAATGTTGTACCGTCTTTGCGCGTCTTCCGCCGCGTTCATAGAAGCCTTTAACGTTAAGTTTGCTCTGTCAACACTTACTTGAATCTCGGTTATACGGTCATACATATTGTACAAGGCAAAACCAGCTGTGGCCGCCCCGCTGAAGCTGGTTATAAGTCCTCTGTAGTTAATTTCCATTCCTTTGGTTGTTGCTTCAACTTTGCTTCCCATACGCTCCGCTGATTCGCCCATTTTCTCAAAGCCTGCAGTAACTTTCTCTAAACCTTCTAATTGGGCTTGAATTTTTATTTCTGCCGTTGCTTCCACCTTTTCATTTCTTCTATTTTTCTTTCTTTCGCTGCCTCATTTTCTGAGGCTAAACACTCTAACTCTTTGGTAATAAGCTGATAATCTACTTCTAGCAGCCATGCCTCCGAACCTTTAAGCTTTAGAATTTTGCTGGGGCGCTGATGGAGTAGTAGTGCTAACTGCGCGGCTTTTTTCAATGTTAGATTTTTTTGGTTGACGAAAAAACCGCGCGTCTTCTAAAATGTTATTTGTCAGCTGAATGACGGCTTTGAAAAGTTGTAGTTCATGCTCCGGCAACGGCGCTGGCGTTACGGTTCCGCTTAGTAGTTTCTTCATAGCGAAAGTGATTTCACTACTTATTTCGTCTGCCTCTTGATTTGTCTGTGGTTTTCGTGTTAACAGCTCAGTGATTCGCGTGCTATAAGGCGCTAAATAGGGCGGAATCGGTGTCACTTTATATTCTACAGCGTCTAATTTGAGCTTCATATTTTCAACTCTAATAGTTTGCTATTGTATTTTGTAATGTTGCTTTGGCTTCAGCGCCAAATCCGGCATCAAACACTGCTTGAAAAGGCGCGTCAATCACTAATGGTTCGTTTCGCGGTTTAATGTCTGGAGCTCCGCTTGTATAAGCGCATTTTCGCAGTTCAAAGCTGAGATAATATTTATATGTGCCCGTAATTATTGGCCCATCTGCTCGTACAACAAGTGTGAATTCGTTTCCTGCGATAAAACGGTCGTACTCGCTTGTGTCATCAAAGTAGGCGCTTAGTCGACCGGTTACTTCTCGCTGACCAACACGTTTTTTGCTGAAGGTTCTGCCGTCTAAAGCGCCGCGGTCGAATGGGATATTGTTTTTAATTGTTATTTCCAAATCATAAATTATATCTCGTTTTGCCGTGCCGCCGATAGTTAGTATACTTGAAGCTTCTAACATGTTCAATGCCTGTAAAGGTGAAATTGTTGGTGTCGCAATTGCTGCTTTTCTCTCAACAAAACCGCTTAGTAATTCAGCCGTTGCCTGAATATCTCTGCCATGCGCAAATTTTACGGTTAGCGCTTCAATTAATCCGCCCGGCAAAACTCGCTCCGTTTGCTCTACGCCCACTCGACAAGTGTAACTTGGCAAAGTATCTGCAGGCGAAAACGTGTGTAATTTAACGCCTACAGCTGGTTCTGTAGTGGTCACGCTGCCGAAAACACCTAGCAATAATTCGCCAATAACGTTTTCCGGTTCAACAGGAAAATCGCCGATTGATCCTCGCGCTCGATACGGACCTAAGTTTCGCTTGCGGAAAGCTCTGCTTGCTATTGGTGGTGGTATAATCCATCCCTGATCTGGCCTTATTGATGCTACTGCTTCAGCGTAGCGGGCTGCTGCAACTGCTGTGCCATACGTTGTTTCTTTTCCCAGAGCTATGTATCTTACCATTTACTTTTTCACCTTTCTATCACTTAGGCTATTCTCGCCTCCGAGTTGATAGGGTTATGCGCAAAGCGCAAATACTGTAATCGCCGAGAAACATTTTCTCTTTTTCGCGATTACTAACATAACTATAAGCAACTAAATTGCCAAGTGCAGGCGAATCATCAAGCGCTGCTTCAACACTTTCAGCAAAATCCATAATGCTATTTTCTGCTTTTTCCGCTTCAATATGTTTATCAACAATAACGATATAAAAGTTATCTCTGATTTGTGCTTTTGCCCCGACAGGCGGTTCCATTGCTCCCCCAGCCCATTCAACCCAACCCCACGGTTTATCAGGATAACGACTTTTTGGCGGCTCACCTTTAAACCATTTTACAACACTTTTACCTTCTGCATTTTTGGGATCAGCCGTGACGAGAATACTAATGATTTGGTCGCGAATAGTTTTAGGGCTTGCCATAAATTTCACCAACTAATTTTTTAATTAAACTAATAAGTTTATCTTTTGCCGACAAAAATGCTAATGTGACAAAGCCATATTTACGCTCTATTTTTTTCGCGTAAATTGCGCGCGGCACCACAAAAAATCGGCCTTTTGCTTTTTCAGATTCGCGGAAAATAATGCTGCGCTGCAAAAAGCCGGTTTTTTCGGGTACAAAAAACCGCATTTCACTTTTAACGAGTTCGCCTCCTTCAAAAATAAATTTACTTAAGATTTGTGATTCAGCTTTTTGTATTTTTTCTAAAAGCTTTTTTGTTTCCGTGGTGTCTGTTATTACTTTTACGCTCACCTAGCTTCACCTTCGTAAAAATGTTCTTCGATGTATTCTTGCAGATAGGTTATTCCAGTTTCCTGAAATGCTTTCGCTCCTACTGGATCTCGCCTTTCACGAAAAAGCGAGGCTGCTAAATTTTTAGAAGAAATTTTTATCATGGCTGGCACTGGGGAGAGCGGAACAGCGGTATGATTAAAAAGTTTGTTGTCTATTCGTGCATCCGCATCTGCGATACATCCTGTTATCTCTGAATCCCATGTGGTTTCTGTAATACTTAAAATTTCTTTGACTTCAGCTACTGTTGAGTATGCCATGCAAATCAAAAACAAATAATATTATGTGTTATTTAAATTATTAGACACAAAAAATATATTTTAAAAATATACTTTAAAAATATACTTTAAAGATATAGAACGGATGCAAAAATTATATACAACCAGCAGGTCGCAGCGAATGCAACCGATGATGTTGTTTTAATGCTGCCAACAAAGAAAAAGTATCACTAGCGCAACCAATATAACCAGGCAATAAAATGCTGATGCTAAGAAGTGAACTTTTTTAATTAAATAGTATAGCTATTTTGTTAAAAAGTTTTGTTGTTTTAATATTGCGGTTATATAACAAAATTAAGATAACATTCTCAAAAACTTTTTACCTTCTTCTGTCGTGCGGTAAACTCCCCGCTGGACGCGCTCAACAAACTTTTCTTTAAGTAAAACCTTTAATGTTGCAGTAAAAGCGGATGAACTTAACTGCGTAAGCAGTTGCCAATCTGTTCGGGTGAGAGTTTTGTTTTCTATACAACGTAACATGTGCTGTAAAATTATTTTTCTCCGCGTTGAAATTTTGCGGGTCAAAGTAGTTTTACCTCCATGGGTTTTTGCGCGCTATGATATCCACAGATTAGGCAGCGATACAATATTTTGAGCGGATGTTTAATGTCGCCCCAGGGTTTACTTTCTGTTTTAATTGAAGTATAAGTAGTTGGACAAGTGTCGGGAGAATATGAAACCATTTTTGTCGCATAAGCGCCTTTTCCGTGATCATTTGGACAATATTTGTAACAGACACAAATAGCGTAGTCCACGGGGCGCGGCCGCGCAAAAGTTTTTCCGCAACGAGGACATATACCTTTTGCATATCCAATTTTGGTCATTAACGCCCCACACCCAGAAGTTTACGCCGCGCAATGATTGGTGCTACAACTACAACCGTCAAAAAAGCAAAGCGTATATTATATGGGCTTGCCGTTTTAGTCATGTAAACCAAACCTATTTTGTTTCCATAGACCTTATAAAAACATGTTAAGCGGTCTGCAACCGTTAAAAGTTCAGCACTTTCATTTATCCAATCTACAAGTGGACCCCAAACTCCAGCGCTCCGTTTTCGATAATAGATATGCTCTGCGGCTAAATCGCCTACAGTTGTTTTGGTAGCGTAAAAACAGTACAAGTCAGTTGTGGTTTCGTCTATGCTTAAAACAGGCGCAGAATAAGCGGAAGCACCGGCGTGTATAGTGGCAACTGCAACCCATCCGTCTGCAAGTGTCCAACGCCTATGCTCAACATCATAACTTGTAGTTTCCAAATAGACGAGTTCAACTGCGTCATCACTGTTTACAGCGCTGAAATAACCGATAGCCTGCATAGTTAATCCAACAGATGTTTCAGCTCCCCAACTCGTTCCATCCCAGTATTGACTCCAAAGTCTCTCATATCTTTCACCGTATAACACAAGCATTTTACCCGCCGTCAACGGAATGGGACAAACAGTTCTGTACAATACTCCTGTAGCGGTGCTTAGTTTGCGGATTGAGGACAGTCTAAAATCGAATCCTCCATTATTAATGTTTCCTTTAGCTATGTAAAAATAAAAACTTATGCCGTTGTGTCGTCCAAATCCTATCCACGGATAGCCATTGCTGTCTATGGCTACGCATGGATAATAAATTATCTGTGCTGGAGGCCTAACCCGCGAATCACCGCAATGAGCCTCAACTTGTATTCTCGCGTTAGTTGCAGCAGTTGTTACATCCCATAACAACTCCACATAAAGAAATTTGCCTTTTATTGTCCATGCATCGCCGACGCCTAAATTTACATCCATGTTTATAGTAGCATCTATAACTTGTCCGGCCGTGCCGTCAAAGCTCACCGCTACAGAGGTCCAGTCCTTGAGTATTGTTGCTCCACTCATGTCGGCGCTGTCGCTAATCCAGAGTCTGGCGTACAAATTTCCCGCATGGGCGATAGCATCTGGATTGCGAACTCTTAGTATCGCGGTAAATCTTCCATCCAAAACCCAGAGCCTTCGCACAGCCCCCGTGCCAATACCTGCATACTGCCATCCTTTCAACTGTATAGCAGTTGGTAATGTTGTGCCAATCGGCGTTGTTACGGTTGTGTAAGGCGTGAACACAAACTTGTTTCCAGCAGTATAAACACCAATATTTACTTCCGTCGTATAATCCACATACACTCCAAAATCTCCCATGCGGTAGATGTTTCCACCGACCAGGCTTTTCCAGAGTGTCCACTCATATGAGCCGCTCGTAACCCCTTCCGCCCCAAGTTCATCCATAAAACTTGGAACCGCCACACGCGCCGTAATGGCGGTAGTTGTCCCATCCGGGTTGGGAGTAAACCTCTGGTACGTCATGCGGTCGAAGGATGCTTCAAGATGTGAAACTATATCGAATTTGTTTATAGCAGGCAAATAGAAAAGTGAAGTTCGCCATCCCCTTCCAGCAGGTTTTATCAGGTTGGACAGGTTGCCGCTTTTATCTGTCCAAGTTACGCCGTCGCTACTGTTGAAAAGTTTCGCGTTGACGCCGTTGCTAAAAATCACATAATAGTAACCGTTCGCGAAGAACCCTTTCCGTTGAAAAGGATAGTTTGTCGCAATAGATGTCGTGCTCGTACCAACAGTGCTTGAGACAACCAATCATTATCCCTTTTATTCACTATCATTATCCCAATAGCTCACGTGTCCGTCCACGGCGACGGCGGCGCTTAAATTGAGATTTAAAGCTTCGCCCGCTGCCGTCGCCAGTAAGAAAGCGGGGGGCTGAACAGCTTGTGCGTAGCCTTCGCCTTTGCCGCCGAAGTTCATGTCGCCGGTTAAATCCGTGACGGCGCTGCGCCATTTACAGTTGACAGCTGCGGAAACAACGAGAACTATACCGTACACTTTTACGCGTTTGCCAGCTACTGCCGCCACTATGGCGTTGTCGCCGGCTGTTGCATGGTCGATTTTAGCGGTTTTAAAAGTTTTTGTTTCGCCTACCGTTGTTACAGTCGGCATTGTTTTAACGTCTACTTGCAGGTCTTTCTCCGCGTCTAAATTTAAATCTTCTTTTTTCAAACGCGTGCTTAGAGCTACATCCAGATTTGGATTGCTTATAGGATGAGGATTAAGCAAGTTGTCAATGTTCCATGTTCCGCTTTTTACTGCGGATACAACGTCTGCCGCTGTTAAAGCTCTGATAATACGAGCGTCATATTCTACATCGTTATGGCGCAACTGAATAAGTAAATCATAGCTTCCCGCTCTTTGAAGTAGCTGTTGATTTTGGCTACCGTAAACTATGCCAAGCAGTCGCGAGGCCCTATTTTGTATATCGACGACCGTCGGATCCACTGGATTATCTAATTTTGATAAAACATCAGCGATTTTTTGGTAGATTGCCTTGTAAGCTTCTGCATATTGCCCCCAAGGAATTTCACTCATGTATTCAACCACATGGGTTTGACCCCAACCATAAAAAAAGGATTATGGTTTCGGCTGAATTTCACAGCCTCTTCAAGGGGTTTAATTTGTTCCTCTCGCCACTGCTTTGGTGCGGAGAACGCCCAGTCCGAGACGTTCAGTGCCAACTACACCGTAAACGTTTCGACTCGGGTCTTCATAGGGCTTAGTTTGTAAATCCCTGCGAAGCAACATAACGGCAGCTGCATTTGTGTCTATGCATAAGCTTTTTGTAACCAAACTTGAACTTATGAAGTTTATGCCAAGAGTTGTATGATAGACTACACCCGGTTTCATTGCTTCGCGCTCTAAGTATAACGAATTAACAAATTGATCTAGCAAACGCAAGCCGCCGAACTCGTCTGGATTCATTGCGATAACGTTTGGATGGAAATCTTCTTTTTCAACAGCTTTTATTAGTGCGCAAACCTGAGACCATGTAGGTGCTCCGTCTGTTATAGTTATTTCTGCTCCTCCAGCCAAATCGCCCGCTGGAATGTCTGTATAAGCTTTAACAATTTTTTCCGTCTCAAGATATGCTATTTCTCTGCCTAAAGCGTTAAGTTGGTATTCCATTACATTCCACGATGCATCTTCGACGTATGATTCTGTCCACTCTTGTCCCCAGCCGATTTCTAAATTTGCATAAATATCTTGCATTTCTGCGCGGGCGCCTGTAAGTCTCGGTGGGGCTTCACCAGTTACCCAAGGAAACCCTCGTATCTCCTTCGGAAACCTTTCCATCACATTTTTTGTAGGTATGACCTTAATGATTTCTCTGCCAATCGTGGCCGGTCGAGCTGCAGCCCAAACGACATCTTGCACCGCTCCCAAGGCTCCTGCTACATCGCTGTATAATCCTTCTTTCAAAAGTTTAGTGTAAAGTGGATGGCGCTTACTTTTTTCCTCTAGTTCGCTCCAGAATCTTTCTCCAAGCTCCGCATCTTTCATTATAGCTTCTTTGAAAGTATTTTCAGTCATTTTTATCCCACATTTATAAGGACCAAACCTACATCGTCAGCAGCTGCGAACGTTTGAAGAGCTCTTCCGATTGCTATACCCCCTTCAACCGTCATAGTTGGTTGCGCCGATGTGCTCGTTACAGTTGTTGCGCCAGCTGGAATTGTAACGGTAGTTACGGCTGTTACTACTCGCCCTAAAGAGCCTGCCTTAATTTTTGAGCCGCCAGTTATAGCTCCCCCTGCTTTGACCTTTACTATACCGAACAGTAACATAGGAATAACTTCGCCTGCGATCCCACTTTTTAATGCAACTCCTATTACATTGGCGGCATCTGCGTTGGCTCTTACAGCGCTATCTATGTCACCAGAAACTACTGCCGATCTTGCTAGAATATCGCCCTTAGAGACTTCGCCTGCCAATTTTACATGTGTAATTGTAGCTTGTTCCGGGTTTAAACATTCTCCCAAACCTAAGCCAGGAAACAAATCTGCCATCGATTTTCACCTAACTTTTTCTACGTGCAACAAGTTCGTTCTTTTGCACGGTCACATTGTGACTTTAAAGGGTTTCCACCTGTCGCTTTAATATTTTAATGTTTTCCACAAGTCTCTTAAAGCCGCCCGTTTGCCCATGGCTATACACTACTTGCGGCGATGGAATAATGCCTTCAATCATGTTGACAATTTTTTCGTGTTTTTCGCTGCATTTTTTGAGTTGTTTCTCCAAACTCTGATTTTTAGCTTCTAAATCAACGATTTTTTTGCGGGCTTCAACAAGCTCCGCTTCCGGCGTTGCAGCTGCAGCTTCTGGCGGTTTTACCTCTATCAGAACTATCGGCTTTGGCGGTTCAACTTCGATGGCGCATTCTGGATTTGGGCATCGCCAATCGTTGCCCTGCCACTCATGGTATAAAAAAGTTTTGTTGCATTTTGGGCATTGATAAAGTTCGGCTTCTCTTAGTGGCTTAACGCTTTGCTCTATGCTTTCTTTGATTATTTTTTGTAGCAACGCTTTAAACTCTTCTTCTTTCATACTACATATTCCTCCATTTTTTCTGATTTTGTCTCGGGCCGCGTGCCCGTGACTGTTTCTTCTATCTCTAGCTCTTCTTCCTGCACAAATGAAAAATAACCAGCTTCTTCTCCCGCTATTTTTTCTAACTCCTCCAAAATCTGTTTTCGTTGTTGTAACAGATTAAAAATTTTTTCCCAAACACCCTCAGCAGGAAGTACTTCTATAACCCATACTCCGTTAACCATTCTTCTCGCTAAAACATATTTTTTGTCATCTTTTAGAATATTATCAACTGGAATTCGGTCGCCAAGTTCTACAGTTGGAACTAATTGTTCATCTATCTCAATCAACTTTTTTTCTAATTCTTCGATAGTTCCCATTTTATTCCTCTTCTTCTTTTATTTTTAATTTGTAACCAGTATCTTTTATTAACTCTGTATAAAATTCTTTCACGTATTTATTTGTTTCCATTTTATAGTACACATAAGAGGGCTTCTCTTTCATCATGGAAAAACCCTCCGCCACAATTTCAGCTTCATTTGTAAAAGCATACGCGCTTAAAAAGTCCAAGTTTTCTTTATATTCTTTTGTTAAAAATTTTTTATATTTTGGTGGATCTGTCGTTCCAAGTTTTCTTTGTATTATAGCATGTCCCATTTCATGATCTATTATAGCTGACTCCCAGCGATGCGCTGGCCCTATTTCTTTTGTTCTAGGATCATAGAAGCCGGCGGCCTCCATACCGCGAAGTCTGTCCGTTACTTCTTTTTGGGACATACTCTTTATGTTTACGTATTCTAAGTCTTCAAGGTTGTAACCTTTAAGTTTTGCTTCCATTTCAGCTCTGGCCGTTTCTGTATAGCCCACTGCTTTTTCTCTCGCAAGTTTATCTCTGCGCCTTTGTTTTCTAACCCATTCTCTTTTATATTCTATGCGTTTTTTAACTGCGGGCGGTGGCTCAATCGCCGCGCCACCCGCACCGATGCAAACTTTGTCGCCTGTTCCTAATGTTATCCAGCGTCCGCCTTTTTGAGCGCACCAGTCGCCAGCTTCGTGAATTATAAAAGGCGCCTCAATGAATTGCTCTATTTCAGTGACTTTAGATGCTGTCTGGGCCGCGGGGTTATACTGTGGATTATCTTTTAACCACGATTCAATTTTGTTTTCGTTCCAACCTTTGATTTTGGGGAATTTTAAAAACACGGGTTGGTACGTGCTTCCGTCTTTTGGTATGGCATTTACCATTTGTATACCTTTTTCAAGGCTTACCCATGTGTCCCGAAAAGTGTTCGGCTGAAAATCATTTAACGCTGCAAACTGCACAATGTGATATTCCTGACTTTCCATTGCTTCAGCAAGACGAACCCACGCATTTGGGTCGCCAGGCGACAGATTATGCAAAAGCGAAATTTCTTCAAATACAAAACCGTAAGGTGCAAAGCCGTTAACATATTCTATTCCGCCGCCTTTGCGCCACGGATTAACGCTTATACTAACACCTTTATAGTAGCCATCCTTGATTTTTTGTGCGGTATCTTCTGTAACTTCACCTTCGTAATAAATGGCGTTATCCTCGTCGCTCCAAAAGCACGCTGTAACTTTAGAACCGGTAATTGGAGTTGCATGGTCTTCAAAAAACGGCTTGCCAATAAGTGATGGCGCTGCTTGTTTAAGTTCTTCGGCGAAATAAACTCGTTTTTCAGGCCACTCTTCTGGGTGATAAGTCGCAATTGGATGTATTGCTAATCCGCAAACTTTTCTTCCGCCAACTTGTGGCGACGCGCCTTCAAGGAAAACGCCTTCTTTTTGTTTTTCGGCAAACCATTTTTTCGCTTTTTCCATGGTCCACCCTTTTTCTTTCGAAAACAAAAATGACTGAATTTGCGTGCCAACCTGACAGCGTCCACGTTCAAATTGACCTTTTGGACATGCAACAATAGCGCTAACTCCTTCTTCTGCTGAAATTGTGATGGTACGGAAACTGTCTTTATCAAATTTGTCTGGGTCTTCGTGTCCGCTACGTATATGTGTTTCAGTTTCTTCCCACGGCATTTTTATACCCGACCAAAAAAATTGGTTTCGTCCGAATTTCACGGACTCTTCAGGGGTTTATTCTTCCTCTTCTTCTTCTTCCCATTCTTCTTCTTCCCATTCTTCTTCTTTGGTTTTCATGTTTTTCACCCTTTTAGCTTTCCATGAGCATTCCTGCAAATTT